GCGACAAAAACGCCATCAGGTACATCGATCACAGTATAATTCTGCTCAATGTCCCGCGCGTATTTCTCATAATCAAAATAATTGTGAAGCCATTCGCCGCCTTTGCAATTGTGGCAACCCATCATTTCGTCAGCCAGATCGTCAGCATATTCTTGGAAGCTGTCCCAAACGCCGTGATTGTCATCCAGCATCTTTTGTGCGCCCTCGATGTCGTCAGCGTAACCGATAACAGCCTTGACCGTGGCAACGTCAAAGTCGCTGGATTCGATCAATTCCGCCACCTCGGCAACCCGCTCAAGTCCTGGGTATTCGCCAAGATTTGGAAAGTCGTCATAATCGTGAATTGCGTATTCTTCAGCGTTCGGCTGCGGTGATGACTGCAACACCTTGTCAACGCCCTTTTGCAATTCGTCAACGTCGCTGGATGCTTCGATCCATGCTCCGTGCAGCTGCCCGTTGTTGTACGCGGCAAGACATGCAACATAAATTTTCATGTGTGTTCCTTTCTTTTGCGCTTGATGTCTAACAACATCTAGGAACGCCCATCGCTGGGCGCTCTCCGCTGGTGTTAGAGTAGCAATAGCAACCAAAGCATTGCGAACAGGCCAAGGCATCCAATGACGTCGCCCAGCAGCTCAACAGGGTTGCGTGTGTAGTATGAGAATGCTTCTTTAATTTGTTCCATGACTGTTTCCTCTTCTCTAGGCGGCATTGTCGACCGTATCTTTCGACAGTTTCAAAATCAGAATATCGTAATCCATGATGCGGGCTGCTCGTGTGTTCGATGGGCGCGACCACTGGTCATGCTCCATGTTCTTCACCTTCATGCGCAATATCTCGGCAATCGCCTGATTTGTTTTGGCGGCTGGATGATAGTGCTTCAAAACGTTGATTTCGGATTGCTCCCATTTAGAATATTCCATTGTGAACCTCATTTTATTTTTCCTGTTTTAAATTCCTCGGGCAGTTCAACGGCCTCGTTTCCACATTTGCCGCAATGCACGACATCACAAAACGCCTCACGCACCCAAGTGGCGCGTTCGGCGCTGTAATAGCTGATCGACTGCACATAAACGTCGTCATCGCTTCCGCATTTGTCACAAGCTGGCTTATTCATGCTGCCGCCTTTCTGTTGATTGATGCCGCGCGTCCCCACTGATCCGCCATTGCCGCGGCTAATGCTGGATAAAACTTACTGCGGATTTTCCAGCGGTCTGCACTGGGCGCTGCTTTGTGGATGTCGTCACGGGCCGTGCTGCCGTCGAGCGTTCCCGTCTTGACTAGGTTGGGCAAATTGCGTGTCCAAAAACAGGTGCGCTTTTTAACGTTGTCTGGCCCTGCTTCATCTGTCGCGAACTCCCACGGCTGCACGGACTGTGCGAACGGCTGGTAATTGCGGATGCGCTCTTTTGCGTGTTTGTGCATCACTGGGTTTTCAATCGCCAAGCACGGAACGTCAGCGTTCCAAAGATCGCTAAACAATTCCGCGCCTTCGTCCAGTTCGCGCCACATGTCATCCAGCGTTTTGTTTGGTGGTGCCTTGGTCAACCATCGAACGCCCGAATTGCACAATCTGGTGCAAGGCGGATGCCCAATAAATACCAAATCCCAATCATCCATCGCCAGCACGTTGCGTACATCGTCTTGAATGTGGCGGTTGCTGGGCTGGTCGCTGGGCAGGATGTCACAAGACCAAGTGTCATAACCCTCGGCAATGAACGCATCGCGCACGATGCCTGATGTCTCGCACCCGACCAAAACTTTAGTGTGTCGCTTGCTCTCTTGAATCAATTCCTCAAGATCGGTTTGGCGCTCCCCGCATTGGGAAGCGCCGCGCTCGTTAAACATGTCGAATTGATAGGTCATCAGCATGCACCGTTAATTTCGTAAAACTCTTTGATGGTCAGCTGCTCTTGCTCTTGCAACAGCTGATCGATGACCGACGGCTGCTCACGCTCGATGCTGGGCCAGCTGCGAACATCAGACCAGTTGCTTTGCGTGTCGCTAATATTCCACTCGATGCCTTTTGCTTTTGAAGCCTTGTGGAATTTGTACGCGTCGCAGTCTTCTTCAAGTGCGAACATCAACTCACCATCGATCTTGCTGGCATAGCTGAACGCAGAAAAGTCGCTTGCTGTTAGCCCTGATTTTGCAACGTCTGATGCTTTGACAATCAACCAGCCGTGCGCTGCGTCGTGTTCGTGTTGTACATTAATCATAGTATTACCTTTCTTTTGCGCTGTAGGCGCTGTCGATCAACGCCTGTCGACAAACTGCCAAACTGGCAGTGATTTGTCAACGTCGATCAACAAATGTAGAATATGACCAACAAACAGCGGAAGGCGCAGCAATGGGAATGATTAGGCAGCGGAAGGCAACAGACCAACAAAAAGAGTTTGTGCAGTATCTGGTAAGAGAAAACAAAAAGCCCACTGAGGCCGCGCGTCTGGCTGGTTATCTCCATCCGAAACAGTCGGCTTATGATTTAACTCGCAACCCTTCCATAATGCTTCTTATTCGGCAGGCGCGACAAACGCTGTACCAAACCGACCTCGCCAATCTGGCAGCTGACACACTGCGCGGCGTGATGGTCGATCCTGATGCACCAGCGTCGGCGCGTGTTTCCGCCGCCCGAACTGCGCTCGAACTGGCAGGGGATTTAAATAAAGGTGGCGACGCAGCTGCCGACGGTCGTTCGCTTGCCGAGATGACGCCCGACGAACTCGCATCAATGATTGATCGCTGGGAAAGTGAGCGCGCAGAACTGGCGAAGGACGTCACAACAGCGCCAAACGACGGAAAAGATCAGTAAAAACAATGCACCGAACAGTCGCGGCGGGACTATTGCGCGCGATTTGACTATAATGAACGCGCGAGGCCGACCCCACCCCATGGGGTAGTTCGATGGTTGGGGGCTGGCGTATTATGGACAGCGATACAAATTTTGTGGATTTTTGAACTTTCCGTCCATTTTGTTGATCGAACCACGCAACAGCGGTATAATGAAGTCAACGAAAACGGAAACGGATCAACGGATGTCTGTAAATCTGTCTGAGGGTAGAGGCGAGAAGCGCAGCACGAAATCTGGCGCTGGCTTAACTGCGAAGGGCAGGGAGAAGTACAATCGGGAAACGGGTTCGAATTTGAAGGAAGCGGTTACGGAGGCCAATCCGACGGGCAGTCGTGCCAAGCGTAAGAAGAGTTTTTGCGCCAGAATGAAGGGCATGTCTGGGCCGACGAGCGAGAACGGGGAACTTACGCGTAAGGGTGCTGCGTTAAAGCGATGGAGGTGTAACTTCGCATGAGTTTGTACGAGAACATAAACAAGCGCAAGAAGGCTGGGACGTCCCGTCCGAAGTCCAAGTCAACGATTAGCGACAAGTCTTATGCTAACATGAAGGCTGGATTTCCGAACAGCAAGAAGAACAAGGCCAAGAAGTCACGGACATCGAAGGCGATGGGGTACTCTTAATGGATCAAACGCCAGCACCCAAGCAGATACTAGCTGATGAAATGCTGATGTCTTTGATTGGCAAGAATGCTGACGGGTATCCACAGTATGAGCAAGTAAATCAGCTGCCGCCGCGTTTACCGCGTGGCCCTATGTCTAGTTCGAGGCCGATGTTGCGGCCTAGCGAGGCTGAAATGAGGGCTTTGTTTGAGGCGCGTAAGGCGCAAATGCAGAAAGAGGCATACGACAACATGGTTTTGGAGTCTGTTTTTGCAAGAGCGATGGGGTTGGTAGACTGATGCATAGTCGGGTTCGCAAAGCAATGGAAAAGCGGATCGAGGAGCATGGTGCGGGTGATGCTGGTGATGTAAGTCGCCGCAACGCTGCCAAGAAGAAAACGTTACAGCGCAAATTGCGCGTTAAGAGTAAGCGGAGATCGTAATGGCGCAGCCACGGGATTACACCAGACAGTACAATTTCAACGATTTTCAGACGACGAACCCTGATGATCCGCTTCCTGGCCCACAGGTTGATGGTGAGTTGGATGCTGTTAAGCTGACGCTGGACGATTTGAATGCCAACATTGGCAAGATACAGCGTGATGACGGCAAGCTGAAGAATGCGGCTGTGCATAAGGACGCGTTTAGTCAGGATGCATTGGCGCTGGTGAATAGCGATTTCACCCCGCGCGGGGATTGGGCTACGGCTCGTGCGTATGCTGTGAATGATGCTGTTGATTTTAACGGTGCGACGTATGTTGCGACGGTTGCGCATACATCGAGTGCGGCGTTTAGTACGGATGATGCTGCGGATCGTTGGATATTGATTGCGAATGCTGCGATTTCTGGGACGGGGAGTGCTGTTGATAAGTTTGAGGGTGACGGGAGTACGACGTCATTTACGCTGACTTATACATATGCGTCTGAGACAGCTGTTCAGGTATTTGTGAATGGCGAGTTGCTGAACCCAGTTGATGACTATACGATTTCTGGCAATACGCTGACGTTATATACGGCCCCAGGATTGCCGACAGTTGCGGGTAATGAGAACGTTATTGTGTGGGGCGCGAGTGTTGTTGCGCAAGCGGCTGCACAAGATGCGTCTGGGCATGAGTCGAATGCGAGTGGTTTTGCGGATGAGGCGGAAAGCTGGGCATCACAGACAAGCGGTATTGTTGAAAGCACGGATTATTCGTCAAAGGCGTATGCGATTGGCGGTACAGGTGTTGATGCGGGTGCTGGGTCTGCGAAAGATTGGGCGACGAAAACCAGCGGCACGGTAGGTAATACGAGCGAATATTCGTCTAAGTATTGGGCGACACAGGGGAATGTTCCGATTGTTGCCAATAACATTGCGGATATTAACACAGTTGCTGGGATTAGCTCGGACGTCACTGCGGTGGCGAATAATGAGACAAACGTAAACACAGTTGCAGGGATAGACGGAAATGTAACGACTGTTGCGGGTATCAGCGGAAATGTGACCACGGTTGCGAATAATGACGCGAATGTCACGACATTGGCTGGTCTGAATACGGAAATCACGACTTTGGGCGCGATTTCGACAGATATTTCTACTGTTAGCGGCATTTCGGCTAATACGACGACTGTTGCGGGTATTAGTTCTGACGTCACAACGGCTGCTGGGATCAGCAGCAACATTACGACTGTTGCTGGCATTAGTTCGAACGTCACGACGGTTGCGACAAACAACGCCAATGTGACGACAGTTGCGACTGATCTGACAGGCACAAATACGATTGGGACGACAGCTGGGTCGATTGCGAACGTAAATATTGTTGCGAACGCGATTGCTAACGTCAATTCGACTGCTCAGAACATAGCTGACGTTAATACGGTTGCGACAGAGATCAATAACAACAACTTGCAGACTGTCGCGAATGACATTCAGGCTGTGATTACAACAGCGAATGACTTGAATGAGGCGACGTCGGAGATTGATACAGTTGCCAATTCGATTGCAAATGTTGATCTGGTGGGCGGATCGATCAGCAATGTGAATACTGTTGCTGCGAATTTGACTGACGTTAATGCGTTTTTCGATACATACGCGATTGGCGCAACGGCACCAGCAAGCCCGACTACTGGTGATTTGTGGTTCGATACATCGTCATCGACGATGAAAGTGTATTCTGGCAGCGGATTTATTAATGCTGGTTCATCGGTGAATGGCACAGCTGCACGGTTTGTATATACAGCGACTGCGGCGCAAACGACATTCACTGGCGCGGATGACGGGAACAACACACTGGCGTATGACGCTGGGTTTGTTGACATCTACATGAACGGCGTGAAGCTGGCCCCAGCTGATTATACGGCGTCAAACGGCACATCGATTGTCCTGGCATCTGGTGCTGCGCTGAACGACGTCATTGAGATTGTGGCGTATGGCACGTTTACACTAGCAAACTTGTCATTGAATGATCTGACAGACGTTTCTACGACAGGGCGTTCAGATCACGACATTCTTGCGTACAACGTTGCAAACCAACAGTTCGAGGCGCGTAGCACAGCTGTTCTTACTGGCCTGACC